CCCGACGGGCGCGCTCGTGTGGGCTTTTGCTGCCTGCTGCCGGTCTTTCTCCGGCTGGTGGCCTCTGTATCGCTGCCTCCTTTTTACGCCATTTGCGGATTTGCAATTGGTGTCCCGTTAGCGGCTGCGTATTTAACGAGATCGTCGAATATAAAGGATGCAATCTTGCTGCCATCCGGCAAGACAAGATTTGCAAGCAAGTTTATTGTCTGCGCCGGACTGTTAGCAATTCCATTGACAATAGCCGCGCTGGAAACGCCGATGCCGGAATCGGCAAAGCCTACCGACGCCGTACCAAAGTCCAGCCCATCCTTGACGCGACTGCTCACGCTGCTCACGCCGCGCATTAGCTCCGGCAGGCCGTCGCTCAGTCCTTCCGCGCCGCCCTCCATCACATAGCGAAACACGCCGCGCGACCATTTCGAGGGCGAGTGCTCATCAAAGCCGTCCTTTCCGGTAAACCATCCCTTGATGGTATCCACAACGCCCGTCACTTTACCCTTGAGCCATTCCACCTTGTCGGTGATGCCATCCCAAAGCCCCATAAGAAGGTTTCGTCCGACCTCCTTCATCTGCTCCGGAATGCTGTGGAACCAGTCAAGCGCCGTCCGCGCCGCATTTGGGATAGTCTCGGTGAAGAAAGTTTTGATCGCTGACACTGCGCCGGAGATCGTCTCTGTGATCTTTCCCCATGCAGAAATAATCGCATTGCGAAAATCATCATTTGTGTTCCATAGCACAACGACCGCCGCCGTCAACGCTCCAACAACGGCGATGACTGCCCCGATGGGATTTGCGCTTAATGCGGTGTTCAAGGCAAGCTGTCCTTTTGTCATAGCAGCCTGCGCGAACTGCGCTAAGGTCATTTTCCCTGTGAGCAGCGCTACGATCGTCTCACCGACAGTCATCGTCCCGTTTAATGCGGCCTGTGCAAGTGTCGTATTATTCAGCCCCATAGTCAGGAGCGAAATGGCAACCTGTGCATTTTGAAAGCCCTGAACAAGATGTTGAATCGCCATTCCTGCCTTGAGCGAGGCAAAAGCGCCGGCAGCGACCCCGACAACGGGGATGATCTGATTGAGCGTGTCCATCAAAGTCTTGCAAGCGTCTACAGCGGAATCAAACCCCGTCGTAATGACATTTGCCACTTTCTCCCAATCCACTTTTGCCGTAAAATCCTGCACTGCCGCCGTTGCGTATTGAAGCATCGGCGTTACAGAATCCAGAATAGGCTCACCGAATGCGGCTTTTAGCTGTCTCCACGATTCTTTCAGGTTGCCGAGAACGTTTTCCCAACCGTCCGCCTCGCGTGAAGCTTGCCCCAGTGCGCCGGATAGTTTTTGCGAATCTTCCACCATTTTCAGAAGAGTTTCCTGCTTCTGGATTTCGGAAAGCTCATTATACTTTTGCCCGAAAAGCTCCATAGCGGCCGCGTTTCTCGTGGTCTCCGTGGCCGAAAGTCCGAGGGCTGCGTCGTTGGCGAAGTTCCCTTTCAAAAAGGATTGCAACGTTTCTGTAGCCTGCTCAACACTGGTATCATAATAGGCCGCGCTGTCTGCCGCCGCTTTCAATGCGCGCTCCATCAGATTCATGCTTTCTACCGCATCGCCGCCGGAAGACCGGGCAAAAGCATAGATCTTGCTGCCGAGTGCGTTCAAGCGCGTCTGCAAGATGCCGGATTCATCAGCTACGCGCCCAATTGCCTTTGTAGCGGTGTCCTGCATATCACCGAAGGTCTGTTCAAACGCGCTTGCCTCTGCCCTCACCTCAGCGGCGGTATCTACACCGACCGCGGTTAACGCTGTTCCGACTGTGGTAACAACTGCGCCAATTTTTGAAGCCGTCTTTATCACAGAGCCGACGTTGTTTTTGACCTTTTCGAACGAGGACGTTATTTTATTTAGGCTGCTGTCAACACCGCTGTCATCAACCGTGATTTTGACGGCAAGGTCAAGTAAATTCATTTTGCCATCTCCTTTCCGAAGGTATACCCTCTGTCATACATTGTTTGCGCAAAAACTACCGCACCATAAGCAGGTGTCCCCGGCTGTATTTCTTCTGGGAAAGGAGGAGCCTGCCGCTGCTTTCCGGCAGCTCCATCCTCATAGCCCATATCAAACGCGGCCAATACATTCCGGCCCATGACTTTCACATACTTTCGCGCCCAAGCTTTACTTTTTGCCTTGTGTTTCATTTGCTCGCCTCTTTTCAAGCTGGATCCCGATAGAAACCATTACGGCCCCGCAGAATGTGCCGGCGGCAAACACAGCCGCTCCGCAAAGCATCAATACCATGTGGCACCCCCCTTAAAAGTTCTCGATGATCTCGCCGGAAAGCTGCTCCCACCATTCGCCCATACTAAGCGTTACGCCGGGAGTAGGACGCCGGTTGCCGCTGCCGCCGCGCCCGCTGCAATAGTTGGCGGCGGTCATCATGCTGTCCCACGCTTTCAAGGTCTTTCCCGTGCCTTTGGCGCAATCCTGCGCGAGAACGGTTAAAGCAACCTTGTCTTTTCGGTCGTCGGCGCTGTCTGCTGCTTCCTTTGCATAGTGACCGATCAGCTTTAACATGGTCATGTTTTCGCCGTATTTGTCTGCAAAGCTGAAATAATCATCCACCGTCAGAACGCCGGTTTTCATCAACTCAACGGCGTTGCTGTCAATGGCGGAAGGATCAGCAAGGTTGCTTGCCCGTACTTCCTTTTCCAATGCGCGGCGGAGGTCTGCGGCCTTTGCGTCAAACTCCGTCCAGATGCGCGCCGCTTCCTGTCGCATTTTCGTTTCTGCCTCTTGGAGCTGGAGCGTAGCAATCTGCCTTTTCAGCGCGTCCTGGCCTGCGTCCTGCATGGCTTTTCGGGTCTGCTCTACTGCGTTATACGCGGCGGCGTATTCGTCCCGGGCCGCCTTGAAAGCCGCGTCAAGTTCTTTTGCAAAATGGTTAAACTCGCTCATTTTTTGTTCCTTTCTGCTGCGGAAAAAGGCCGCAGCGCCCATTCTTATACATGGCGCAGGTATCGCCGCAAATCAAATGCGCGGGGAAAGGGCAACACCTGCCCGCCTGCGCCGCTCCCGGCTTGCACTTGCCGCCTTTGAAAAAAGCACAATCGTCCTCTTTGCATTTCGGGTATAGTCCACCCTGAAAGGGGCAATCTTTTCTTTGTGCGGGTGGCTCTTCCTGTATCTTCTTATAAATGACTGTTCCAATCGGCACTTCGCCCGCAGAGGTTACAAGGGTCGGCGCATATTCGATGCAGCCCCGGCCGACTTCACGGTATCGCTTGCCGTGCGCGTCAATTAGGGGGTGTTCCTTCAAAATGTCCATGTGCTTCCTTTCAGTCCAAATTTGGACAGTTTTCATAGCCGTTGCGGAATACGCTGTCGGCCTCATAGCTGACCTCAAAAAGCGGGGAGTGATAGCCGCTGCTGTCCTTTACAAGCTCGCGGTTTGCATCGTCCAGCGCATGAAACGCCGGAATGATCTGCTTTTCCCATGTCTGCCTTTCAATGGCCTTGAAGCAATGCGGGCAGGTGCGGGCATAGTCCCCATTGGTGACGCTTCGCCCGTACACTTCCCATGTGCCGCCGCAATAGTGGCACTTGATACGCATATAGCCCATGACTTTCTCCTTTCTTTAAGCGCTCTGCCCTCGCTTGCGGTAAATCTCACGGTCTAACGCATAAGCGAGGCTGTCTATACTGTGGTTGTCCCTGTCGGGGAGAGAGGAAAGCATATTGCCGTCTTTGTCCTTTTCGTATTCGTAGTTTGCAAGCTCCCGCGCCGCGTTTGGCGTCCTTGCAGGATCAACCACAATGCGCCGGTGTTGCAGCCACTTGATGCGATACGCCACGCATCCCGGCTCTTTGTGGCAAGCTCTGGCCTGCTTTAAGCCGTGGTCGCGTAGATCGCTTATGGATTTCGGCTCTGCTGAATCGCAATAAATGTCGCTGTGATCTTGAAAGCACAAGCCGCTTACCGGGGAAAGGTAGCTGCTGCCTTTGGTGTCCCCCTCCACAAGCGGGGCGATTTCCTCCGCAAGCTGCCGGTTACTCATGCCGCGCTTGTAAATCTCGTTCAGAATGTAGATTGTCTCGTGCTTACGGTCATAGCTGCAACGGATAAAGCAAGCGGGGTCTGCCGCAAAGCCAAAGTCCACGCCGGAAAAGAAGTATTGCATATTCTGTACTTCCTCGGCGGTGATCTCCCGCACTTCCAGCGCCGGAAAAACCTCCGCGCCGGTGCCGGTCGGTACGCCTAAATATTCGTGTTCATAGGCTTTCGGGTTTACATCGCGCAGCCGTTCAGCTTCATAAAGAAAACTCTCGCCCAGCCAGTCTGGGGGGATCATGGTATAGTCTGTCAGCAGCGTAACGGCCTTTTCGTCCGGCTCCCGTATAAACACATTCACCCAGCTGCTGGATGAGAGCGGCGGGTTAAAGGTTCGGAACACGATAGCCCCCGGTCCCTGTCCTCTAAGTACCGATTGCATAACGTTTCGCGTAAAGTTCGGGCCGGGAAGTTCGCTAAATTCTTCAAGCCACACATAGCGGAACACGCCGCGCCTGGGCTTGATGCTTTTTAACTTGGCTGCATCGTCCAGCCCTCGAAAAAGGATCTGTGCGCCGGTCGGGAGATAAGTATAGGACATGGGGGACACACGCCCGCGCCATAGATGGGAAACGCCCAGCGTATCAATGGCCCATGCGAATTGAGAAAAGACGCTATCCCGCATTGTTGCACCCACAAGGCGGAATACAATGCCGTTGCTCTGTCCCGTGGTATCTGCCATAATGCCGCTCACAATCTCCAAAGAGGTAAAGGAGGACTTGCAGGAGCCGCGCCCGCCGGGGAGGTTGAATGTGGTGTGCTTCCCCTCTTTCAAATCGTCATGCAGCGGGAAATATACGGGGGCTATATGTTGCTTTACGTCTATGCTGTCAATAAGCGCCTGCGCCTCTCGCTGCTGCCGCTTGATCGCGCTGGTTGCCCTCACGCGCGCTTTCAGACGGTCATAATACATCTTCGCCGCCCTCCTCCAGCTCCTTCAAGACGTCGTTGAACTCGGTGAATCGCAGACCGTAGTCAAGCAACGTTCGCGCCGCTGTAATGTGGTTCGCGCTCGTTTCTTCATCGTCTGCGACAATGGCCCCCAGCCGGTCTATTGCGGCGGTCAAATTCTGTTGTAGCTGCCTTGTTGCCCTGTCCATGATCCCGGCGGCCGCATGTTTGTATGCTGCCGAAAATTCGGCGTCTTGCAAGCAACGGTTGATGGTCTTCACACTCACGCCTGCAATCTTTCCGGCAGCTTCTTTCGTTGGCGCACTCAATAGTGCAGCAAGTATTTTCTGTTTTTTAGCGTCGATTGGTATATCACCCCTTTTTCATTGGACAAATACAGCCAAAAGCGGCCGAATTTACTCATAAAATGGTCTCAAGCCTCGGCTAATGCTCGGATGCCGGAGGTGTCGCAATGCGGCTGCGTGGGTCCTGTGGTCTACGGCCTGCTCGTGCCAGAACTCGGCAACTATGGCGTCACGCTCGTGCTGTGGTAATTGGTCGAGGGCTGCATATACCGCATTTTTCAGTTCGCGTTCCTCGACCTCTTCAAAGCCCGCCTCCGCCGCAGGATCAGGGATCGTATCCGCAACGGTGAAATCACCGTCGCCGTCAGCGTCCAACGGCATATCAAGCGATACACGATTCCGGTTGAAGAGTGGGTCTTCTTTGTCTCGCCTGGTTCGCATCCCGCAAGCCGCTGTAAAGCTTGATTTGAGCTTGAAATCGAACATGGTAAGGAATACCCCTCGCTCCGGTTTCCACGCTGTCAGCGCTTCTATAAGGGCAAGAAAGGCCGTCTGCATGAGGTCACTTTCTTCGATGCCCGCGCTCTCATGGAATGCCCGTGTCCATCGTCCGGCCTGCTGTGAGGCAAACCGCTCGACCGCTGCCCATAGCGTCAAAATGTCTGCATTTCCGTCTCGCACATCTGCTGCGAGCTGGTTTGTTTGCTCGCTCTGTGTGGTAAGTGAAATCACTTGCATATTGCGCCCTCCTATGGTAAAATCAGAATTGACAAGTTCAGGTTTACCACAGGTCGCTCTCCCTGGTTTTGGGGAGGGCTTTTTCATAGCCGGAAATGTTTGTTTAGGCGACGCTCGAAAGGATCACGGTCGTCGGCAGGTAAGTGAGGGACAATGAGATGCTGCAGTTCGTCGCGCTGGCGGTAGCGGTCGATTTTCCTGCGCATTGGTCTCGTTGCTGATAAGATGTTGATTGCCACTTGAAAAGTCATAACTTCACCTCATATCAAAATTGAAAGTTAGCTTTTCCTCCTCCCCGGCAATGCTCTTGTGGATCAAGTCGGCAACAGTTTGCTCACCGTGCCGCTTTGCATGGGCACGAATCGCAAGAACTAAATGCTGAAGCTCCTGATTCCGGTACTTTTCGCCTCGACCGGCCTTGTAAAACAGCCACCGCTCGAATGCCCTGTATAGCTGGTCTCCAAAGCCGGTTGCGATCTGCGGCGGGATTTTTAGGCTCATGTGCCATCCTCCAAAAATCCGCCGCGCCGCGACTTTTTTTCCAGCTCTTGGTACGGTTCGGAAAGCTCGGTAAACCGTTGATGTTCTCCATCAAAGCGCATCTGTACTACGCCCTGACGTCCCCGACGATTCTTTGCCACAGAAACGCCAACTGTGCCGAATTCGTCGATTTTCCAGAGGAACAAGACCTTCGAGCCGTTTTGCTCTAACTCACCTGAATCTCGCAGAGAAAGCAGCATCGGACGCTCGGTATCGCTTACGCTGCGGTTAAGCTGCGCCGCTGCGACGATAGGAATTTGCAGCTCGGAAGCAAGATTTTTCAGGTCTCGGCTGATCTGCCCCAATTCGAGGTTGCGGCTGTCAGCTCTGCGGTCTGCCTGCATCAGGCCAAGATAATCGATGACGATTAGCCGCAGGTTTTGAATAGTCGCCGCCGCGCCTCGGATTTTGCTCACCGTCGCAGCGGGCTTGTCCCAGAAGTGAAGCGGTAGGCGCTCAAGACGTGTAGATGCAGCGGCGATGCTGTCCCAATTGCTCTCCACGTTTCGGTCAATGAGCTGATCCATCGTTGCGGCACTGCGTCGTGCAAGCAGGCGTTCCGTCAGCTCGGCGGCAGACATTTCGAGCGAAACGAAAAGCGTTTCGTTCCCTGCCCGTGCGGCGCTCTCTGCAATGTCAAGCAGGAAAGCGGACTTTCCAACGCCGGGTCGCGCGCCAATGATAACGAGTTGTCCCGCCTCAAAACCTTTGAGTTTGCTGTCCAGTAAGGGGAAGCCTGTGTTAATCCGCTGTGTTTCCCTCGCCGATAGTTGCGACATGGTTTCGATAAGGGCCTGCGAGATCGTTTTCAGTCGCCCGCCTGTGCTGTTAAGTAAGTGCGCCTTACAGACTTCGGCAACCGCGGCGGCTGGATTTTCTTCATCAAGGGCTGCAAGCACGCCATCGCGTAACCGCTTTTCCGCTGCGTGCCTATGTAGCAGGCGGGCGTATTCCTCGGCGTTGGCAAGGGTAGGTGTCGCGTCGATGCAATCAGCAAGAAACCGTCGTGGATCGTCCACAACGCTGCGGAGACCATCGGCGGCAATGTTGGCGTCGAACGCCTTACCGCGTGATACTGCGCTGTCTGCAGCGTCAAAGACAGCAGCGCAGGCGGGAACGGAGAAGTCCTCGACGCTCACGATCTGTCGGAGCTGCAAGACCCGTTTGGGTTCAAGACAGACCGTTGCAACCAGCGAGTATTCAAGGGCCGAGGTATCCTGCATCATGTACCGCCACCTCCCATTTTCGCCAGAAGTTGGGTGTATTGCTTCCTGAACTTGCCCCCTGACAGGATGTTAGTCTGCCAAAACGGATCAAACTGTGAAAATTGCAGAACTGCGTTGATATCCTCCCAGTCGTGCTTGTCCAGCCGATGACACTTATCGAAGTCCGCCGCCCAGTTTTGCAAGGTAGCCTCTGTGTGCGGCGTACAATTTGGCAAGCGCGCCTCGATTTGATCTGCAAGCCAGCGAGCGGCGCGATAGGGAAGTGAATCGTGCCCGAAAGATTGTCTTGGTTTCTTTGTTCCGGCGGAAGGCGGAACAAAAGAAGAGTCTTTTTCTTCTATATGACTGACTGTTTTCGATACTGATACACTGCTCGATGTACTTACCGTTTCACTGTCAAAAACACTGCCTGGTTCACTGTCATTTTCACTGACTTTTTGAGGGGTATATTTTAGCCGGTAAGTGTTTGGAGAACGCTTTTTGCCTCGGCTATATTCAATTAGTCCAGCAGCAACAAGGCTATCCCTCGCCGCGATTGCCACCTTCTCCGTCCGTGTGTCGAGCATAGACATGAGCCGGAAGTTGTCGATCTGCACCTGCTCCGGCCATCGCGCTTCATTAAAGATGGCGAGCAGGCTATAATAGAGCAACCTTGCATTTCCCGGGAGGTAATTGCTCTTCTGCCATTGATGGAACGAGTTCAAAATGTCGAGATATGTCACGTGCTCACCGCTCCTGTTCCCGCACCCACGCTTTGAGATCATCGACGAGGACGCGAGTGCACCCACCAAGTTTGACGACAGGAAAGCCCTCTGTTTTTGCCAGCGCATAAACCGTTGGACGACTAACCCCAAGCAGGCGCGCTGCCTCGGTCATCGTGACCGCGATAGGTTCGAGCGTCGCCATCAAATCGCCTCCCGCGAGAGTTTTTGAATGATTTCAAAGATTTTTTCTTTTTCATCATCCGGAAGTTCCTTCCGAAGCTTGCGCGATAGCTGTGCATCCGCAATACCAAGCGCATCTGCCACCTGCCAAAGCCGAACGCCATTTCCCGCCGCTGCACGTCGAACATCAATATTGAACATTCCTTTCTCCTTTCATCATTGTTGTTGACTTTTGTACCCAACTACAGTATAATGTAACAAAAGTAGGTTTTCAACACTTTTTGTTACCTGACATAAAATCGGGTACAAAAATCGAATTATGTGGACAGGGTGATTAAATGGGGAACAAAAATGAATGGAATATCGGTGTATGTATCGCGAAATTACGCGAAAGCCGTGGGTTATCTCAAAAGCAACTATCCGATGAGCTCGGCAAATTAGGGCTCAAAGTTCGCCGTGAAACTGTGACGCAATGGGAAAACGGCACACGTGACTTAAAAACGGAATATACCATTAAGCTTGCGGATTTTTTTGGAGTATCCTGTGACTATATCCTTCGTGGAGTGTCCTCCGAAAACTTGCGTGTTTCTAAGGAAACTGGGTTGCAAGATGAAGCAATTAACAAATTACGTCACCTCAGTGGTTGGTGCGGCTCTACTCCCCCTCCATACCAAAATGAAATAAATGATTTATTGTGCTCGCCCATATTTGAAACACTGCTCTTTAACCTCAGTACTTACAAAACATATGTTGAATTAACCAATCATCGACGCTCCGCATTTAAGAGCTTACTTCCTTGCACAAATAACTTAGACAGTGATGATTTACTCTTGCCGCTTGCAACCAAATATTGTTCTGACTTCAAACCAGCAAAAAGTGAAATACAGCTACACGAAGCAGCCGCAGCCTATATGGATGCACTTGATAAACAAGATTACTATATTTATAAATTATCCTTATCAGTTAAAGCTTTTGCAGAATCCTACAATACGCACCTTCAACCAAATCCTTAACAATGCCGCTAGCGCTCCAGCGGGTAATCAATGTGCCCATTTTGGGCACATTGAAGGGCCGGAAATAACAGGAACTTGACTGACGCACAGAAGACATACTTGATTGGTCGGCAGTACGAGGCACAGAAAATGACGAACGGAGGAAACCGAGGGAACCAGTACACGAAAGTGGCAGAGGTTCAAAATGGACCTCTGCCAAAAGCAGACGATACCGCACAAAAGGTTGCGGATGATATTGGGGTTGGTCGATCTACGGTTAAGCGCGCCGAGAAATTTTTCAAAGGCGTCGATGCCGCTGAGAAGATCACGCAAGACACACAAAAATAAAAAACCGCCCCCGGTGTTGCAGCACCGAGGACGGTTATAAGGGGCAGCAAACTGACAAAGCCTACTGCCCTCCAATCATAACAAATGCAGGAGGAAAAAGCAATGCCAAGAAAAGCAAATACTCGCGCCGCGTCTGGAGCTGGTACAATTCGGCAGCGGCCTGATGGCCGATGGGAGGCCCGCGTGACCGTCGGCACAGACCCCGGCACGGGGAAACCGATTCGCAGGAGCCTCTACGGCAACACGCAGAAAGAAGTGTTGACCGCTATGCGCGACGTGCTAAAGGCCGTTGACGATGGCCTTTACATAGAGCCGACGCGCCTGACGCTTGCGCAGTGGCTCGATATCTGGCAAAGCGATTATCTGCTCTCGCAGAAATACGGCACGGTCAAGACCTACAAAGCACAGATCGCTACACACATCAAACCGGCCCTCGGTGCTGTGAAGCTCTCCAAGCTCACGCCGCACCTCGTTCAAGGCTTCTATAATGATCTGCTTGCCAACGGCCGCACCGTTCCGAAGAGGGACAAGCACGGCAAGATCATCAAGAAAAAAGGCGTCATGGTCACGGAGACTGCACCACTCAATGCAAAGACTGTGCGCAATGTCCACGGTGTTCTGACAAAGGCCATTTCTCAGGCCGTAAAGCTGGGCTACATCGCACGCAATCCCTGCGACATGGTAGACCTGCCCCGTGTTGAGAAAGCACATATCATGCCGCTTACGGATGAACAAGTAAAAGCCTACCTCTCCGCGGCAGACAGTGATAATGACTATGGTGACATTTTGAAGGTGATCCTTTTCACCGGGCTGCGTGAGGCGGAGGCGACCGGTTTGACGTGGGATTGCGTTGACTTCAAGAAAGGCACTGTCACAGTCTGTAAGCAGCTCCAGAAACGTCCCGCCGAGGCCGGAGGCTTCCAGTTTGCCGCCCTCAAAAACGACAAGACGCGCATTCTGCGCCCTGCTCCCTTTGTCATGGATATGCTGCGCGCTGTCCGCTCCAAGCAAGCACAGCGACGTTTACAGGCCGGTGATCTATGGCAGGACTGGATAGACCCCGCCAAGCAGTACGCCGCCTGTCGGCTGGTCTTTACCAATACCCTCGGTGACCATCTGCACCCACAACGGCTCTACGCTCATCATAAAAAGATCGCAGCTATGGCTGGAGCACCGGATGCCCGCGTGCATGATCTGCGCCACACCTTCGCTGTGCTCTCCCTGCAAAACGGTGACGACGTGAAGACCGTGCAAGAAAATCTCGGCCATGCGACCGCGGCTTTTACGTTGGACGTTTACGGTCACGTCTCAGAGCGCATGAAGGAAGATAGCGCCGCACGGATGCAGGGGTATTTTGAAAATCTCAAAAAGGCATGAAAATGCTCCGTCGATCTCGCATCGGCGGAGCAGCTTTTTGCCTGAATTGTAGGGGTAAAAAATCCAATTGGGGTAAACTTAGGGGTAAAACGCATTGCGGGGAAGTACAGTCACAACTTTTCCTTGCGGAATTAGAGATAATAGAAAGAAAAAGGACCGGAAACTCAACATTTCCAGTCTTTTTCTTTGGCAGCGGGAGAAGGATTCGAACCCTCACATACGGAGTCAGAGTCCGCTGTGCTACCATTACACAATCCCGCTATGTTCGCTTGACGAACATTTGTTATTATACCAGCGGTTTTGCATTTGTCAAGAACTAATTGCCATTTTTCCGAATTTTTTCATTTGGACGATGCGGGCCGTTTCTTGGCCAATGTTCCGGCGGCGAAGGTATGCGGATGGCGCGGGCGGGAAAGCGGCTTCCGCGAGGGACGTTTTGATCCCGGTGTTCGACGGGTGGTGCGAAGAAAAGGCGATCCACGGTGGAGCGGCTGCGGCAGGCGGGAGACCGGAGCACGGCTTGGCTGTTTCGGCGGAAGGAAAATCGGCAAATTTTACGGATTTGGTGAAAATGCCGATTCCCTTTTGCGCTTTAAGCTGTTATACTGCATACATCAAGGCTTCCGAGAGGAGCACAGACCATGACCGTAATGAACCGCAGTGCTGAATACCGCTACTTTAGCTTTACCTATTTTATGGGTAAGGCTTATTCTGGTTTGGCTGAAAGCAAGCGCGTGTAAGAACGGATCCTTTGTCGGAATGACCGTAAATGCATGACGAACCGCAGCCGGGGCGGGCGGGGGGGTTTTTTTTCCGTTTGGGGGGAAGTTTCTCT